GAGAGATGTCGGACTGTCGCAAGGGCAGGCCCAGAGCGCCATCGATCTGTACATCCGCATGGCCCAGGAAGACCGGGCCGTGGCGGAGGCAGATTGGGGAAAGCTCGCATCCGATTGGACCGCACGTTCAAAGGCCGCCGGTCATCTGACCAAAGAGGCGATGTCTGAGGCGCGTGCAGGTTTGCAGTCGGTCGACCCTGACGGCTCATTGTCCAAGACACTGGCGACGTCATCGCTCGATCGGCACCCGGCAATGCTGGCTGTCTTTCGCCACTACGGCCGTGCCACCTCCTCGCCGATGGAGGTGCCGACCGCACAAACTAGCGGCTCGCAGCGTGCTGTTGATCACGCCGAGCGGCTTTACCCAAACCAACAGAAAACTTGAAGGAGGCCAATAAATGGCAACCCTATCTGTGACTAATCCGACGCTGGTCGATTTCGCCAAGCGCACGGATCCTGACGGCAAGATCGATTCGATTGTTGAGATCCTTGCCGAGACCAACGAGATCTTGGAGGACATGGCCTTCCAGGAGGGCAATCTGCCCACCGGCCATCGCACCACCATCCGCTCCGGCCTGCCATCGACCACCTGGCGTAAACTCAACTACGGCGTACAGCCGTCGAAGAGCACCACCGTGCAGGTCACCGATGCCTGCGGCATGCTGGAAGGCTATGCCGAGGTTGATAAGGCCCTGGCCGATCTCAACGGCAATACGGCGCAGTTCCGCATGACCGAAGACACCGGGTTCCTGGAGAGCTTCAACCAGGAAATGTCCTCGACCTTATTCTATGGCGATAGCGATACCGCACCAGAAGAGTTCATGGGCCTGGCGCCGCGATTCAACTCCCTCTCTGCCGAAAATGGTGGCAACATCATCGCCGGCGGCGGCTCGGGTTCAGACAATCACTCTGTCTGGCTCGTAGTTTGGGGCCCTACCACAGTGCACGGGATCTTCCCCAAAGGCTCACGGGCAGGCTTCACGCACAATGACCTTGGCGAGGAAACGCTGAGCGATGCGGCCGGCGGTCTCTACCAAGGCTATCGCACGCACTATAAGTGGGATATTGGCCTGACGGTACGAGATTGGCGCTACATCGTGCGTATCGCCAACGTCGACAATTCGGCGTTGACCAAGGACGCGGCATCTGGCGCAGACCTGGTTGATCTGATGACACAGGCGATCGAATTGGTGCCAAGTCTGAGCCGCGGTCGGCCCGTCTTTTATTGCGGGCGCACCGTGAAATCGTTCCTGCGCCGGCAAGTCAAGGCCGCCGCACTGAACCTGACCATGGACGAGGTCGCCGGCAAGCACATTGTATCGTTCGACGGCATTCCCGTTCGGCGCTGCGATGCCCTGCTCGGCACCGAAGCCACCGTGTCCTAACCCTGACGCATAGAGAGGAAAAAACCTATGTATGTCGATAAATTGTTAGAGTTCTCCGATGCCCAGGCGATCACGGCCACGGCTCGGTCAACCAACATCATAGACCTGAAGGCCGCCGGTAATGATATCGGCACCGGCCGCCAGGTCTGGTGCATCATCCAGTGCGATGTTGCCATGGGCGGCTCTTCGCCGACCCTGGACATCACGCTCGAGACCGACGACGTCGAGGCGATGTCTTCGGCCACCGTGGTTCATACGGTTGCGCAGAAGACCTCAATGGCCGTCGGCGATCAGATCATCATTCCGATCGGGCCCACCTCGGAGCAGTATTTCTCGCCCAAGTACACCATGGGCGGGAGCTCTCCGACGGTGACCTTGACTGCGTTTTTGACTGATCAAGACCCGCAATACTGGGTTGCCAAGGCTGACGCGCTGTAATGAAGGTGCAGGCCACTAAGCTGGGGTTTGTCGGTGGGCAAAAAAGGTACGTCGACGACGTTTTCGAGGTCGACAAAACCGCCTATTCCGATAAGTGGATGAAGCCCATCGCGCCAAACCCCAAAAAGCGTAAGGCAGGGGGGGCATCCGCTCCCCCTGCTGCGCCGCCTGACCCAGACCATGAATAGGAGCTCGGCCTATGGCCAGCGATGTGCAAATCTGCAATCTCGCTCTGGCGCATATCGGCGCAGAGGCACAAATTGCGGCGCTTGATCCGACCGAGAGCGAAGAAGCGCGCTACTGCACGCTCTACTACGAAGACTTGCGTGATGCACTATTGCGCGAGCATGAGTGGGGCTTTGCCATCAAGGTCGACGCCCTGGCTGATCTCGGCTCGCCGCCTTATAGCTGGGCCTACAGATATGCCTATCCAAGCGATTGCCTGACGGCGATCGAGATCATCAAGGCCGCCGACGCCGATGCGACCATCCCTTTCGAGGTGGCCTCTGACGGCGCCTCTGGCAAGGTCGTGCTGACAGACACTAGCGCTGCCGATCTGCGCTACATCTCCCGGGTCACGGACCCCAACGCGTTCGATGCAGGCTTCCGCATAGCGCTATCATGGAACCTGGCCTTCAATTTGGCCGAGCCCATTACCGGCTCGTCGGCAAAGCGAAATGATGCGGCGACGATTTATGGCAACATCCTGGCCAAGGCCAAAGCTGCTGACGCGGCCGAGAGCGTGGCGGAAACTCAGCAGGACGCATCGTGGCTCGCCGCAAGAATTTAAAGACCGCCGCTCCACAGCTATCGAAAAAGCTAAAGGACGGTGAAATCTTCGAGGCCGACGGTTTCGACGAGGCGATGATCGGTATCGGACACCGATGCGGCGAACCGCCGGCGGCCGTCTATGACGCAAACAAATGCGTGCAACTGCTAGTCGCCTATTCTGATATGGAGTTCGGCGAGGCCTATAATTATTTCACGGAGAACGTCGAGGCCGCCTGGTTTGGCGGCGGCGCTCCGGTCTGGGTCTACCCGGCCGGGCTTTTCGATAGAGAGGCCAACTGATGGCTCGCCGCATACAGCCATCGTTCTCTGGCGGGGAGATATCGCCGGCGCTGCATGCCCGCGTCGACCTCGGCAAATACAGCGTTGGCCTGGCGACCTGCCGCAATTCTTTTGTTCATCCGCATGGCGGTGTTTCGAACCGGCCTGGCACACAATTCATCGCCGAGGTCAAAGACAGCAGCAAAGCAACCAGGCTGCTTGGCTTCTCGTTTTCCACCACGCAGACCTATGCGATCGAGCTTGGCGATCAGTACGCACGGTTTTTCATGGACGCCGGGCAAATCCTCGAGGGCGCCAAATCCATCACGGCCGCTACCAGCGCCGACCCGGTTGTCGTTACCTCGAGCGCGCACGGCTACACCAACGGCGAGGAGGTCTACATAACCGGCGTCGTCGGTATGACCGAGATCAACGGCAAAAATTATAAAGTCGCCGGCGTTACAACAAACACCTTCGAGCTTCAAGATATGGCGTCATCTGACGTCGATGGCTCAGCTTTTACAGCGTACGCCTCCGGCGGCTCGGCCTATCGTGTCTACGAGATCGCGACGCCATATCTGGAGGCGGATCTGTTTGATCTGAAATTCACGCAGTCTGCCGATGTCTTGACGATCACGCACAAGGACCATGCGCCGCGAGAGTTGACCAGAACGGGGCACACAAGCTGGACCTTAACCACGATCAGTTTCGTGCCGACGATCGCCGCTACGGCGGCGGTGACAGTGACGCCAACGGGCACGACAGGTTCCGAGGCCTACACCTATAAGATCACGGCCTTCGACGATGAGACAGCCGAAGAAGGCCTGGCGACGTCTGGTACGACGTCGAGCGGGCACGCGACGCTCGATAGCACCAACTACAACCGCGTTACCTTCTCGGCCGTCTCGACTGCCGATCGCTATCACGTCTATCGCCTTGACAACGGCCTGTATGGCTACGTTGGCTCGACCGAGACAACCACCTTCGACGACAAGGGCATCACGCCTGACCTGTCGGATTCCCCGCCGGCGGCCCGCGACCCGTTCACGGGCTCGAGCAATTATCCGGCAACGGTGACCTACTACGAGCAGCGCATGGTGTTTGGCGCTACGGCCAACAAGCCGCAAACCCTTTGGTTTTCGCAAAGTGCGAACTATCATAACTTCTCACATTCATCGCCGCGCAAAGACGACGACGCCATCACGCGGACGATCGCCGCGCGGCAGGTGAATGAGATTAGGCATATTGTTCCGCTGGCAGATCTGATCGTGATGACGTCTGGCGGCGAATGGCGCATCACTGCCGGCGCCGATGACGTGCTGACCCCGGTCAACGTACTGGTCAAGCCGCAAGAATATCACGGTGCCAATACCGTGCGGCCTCTGGTGATCGGCAATACCATTCTCTATATTCAGGAGCACGGCTCCATCATCCGAGACCTCGGATACAAATTCGAGACCGATGGCTATACCGGCACCGACCTCTCCGTCTTAGCAAATCATCTGTTCACTGGTAAGTCGGTCGATGACTGGTGTTATGCGCAGTCGCCGGACAGCATCGTCTGGGCCGTACGCTCAGACGGTGCTTTGCTCGGCCTGACTTACATGCGCGATCACGAGGTTTGGGCCTGGCACCGGCATGATACTGCCGGCTATTTCGAATCCGTTATTTCGATCTCCGAAAGCGATGACGACGCGGTTTATTTCATCGTCAGGCGCACCGTCGGTGGTGTTACGAAGAGGTATGTAGAGCGGCTTCACACCAGGGTCTACGACCAGCGAGAGGACGCATTTTTCGTCGATGCCGGCCTCTCCCTCAATTATCCCGTGGCGATCACTGGCGCGACCAGCGCCGACCCGGTTGTT